AGGCTCGCGCCTGATCGAGCGCGCCGGTTGCACGTCCAAGTTCGGTACGGGCGATAAGGTCAGCCCTGGACTTTGCTATATCACCCGATGCTGCAATTTCTTTAGCAAAATGCTCCGCTCTCCCACCGGTCACAACAGCTTCAATCGCCCGATTCTGGATGTCGTATACCCTGTCAGCAGCCTCGAGGGGTAGCGATTTAATGTACTTAACCTGTTCGGCAACGATGGATTTCATCACCTGCCCTGGCGGGGCATTGCTCACCAGATTGCGTAGTTCACGACTGATGGTTTTGCTGTGTTTCCGCCACTGCTCATCATTCTTGCGCACAATGTCAGCGGTAAAGTTCTCAGCAACCTTCGTCGCCCACGGCGTTATAATTTCGCTGTAGCGCTCCAGGGCCTCCATGATTTCGGTGACGCTATCGTTTGAACCATCGTAGTGCCCATTTACGATATCCCCGACCGCCCGCGCTATCTGCCGTAGGCTCGTTCGATATCGGATCTCCGCCTGTCGGCTCTGGCGGTTTGTCGACAAGTTCGCCGATGCCTGGTGGCGCTTCGTCTTCGGCATTCTCGATATCCTCGTCGGTAATGGATGCGCCGATGCCAGTAACATCGGAGTTCTCACGCAGGTCGGTCATAGCGGCTTTGGTTGTCATCAGACCTGCATCCAGCGCATTGACAATCGCCGTTGTGGTATTCACAGCCACCGTTGAGCGGTCCACATCTGACATCTGCCATAGCGGGTTAAACTCAAACGTGAAATCGTCCGGCAGCGGCTTACCGAGCTCCGAACGATGCATAATGTCCAGCACCCGGCGCACTGGCAGGCGTAAGCGACGCTCCTGCAATGAACTGACCCGGTCATAATAGTTGGCAAGGTCTGCGTCACCCGTTGAGAAACCTTTAGGGGACTGCCCGAAGAGGCGCACCAATGGAATGCCAACAGCACCGCTAATCTGCTCGGCGAACTGCGAAAGAATGTCATCCAGACCGCTGAAACTGTACTGGTGGGTTTCGAAGGTATCCTTGGCATCCATTAGCGTCATGCCTTCATTGCTCTGAAACTGGCGGATCAGATCAATGTTTTTCAGCAACGCCTCGAATGCCGGGCCGCCCAGTGCAATAAGCTCACGGAGTTTTTCCACTTTGTAGGTCCGCAGATGCGCTTTGTAGACCAGCTGCGCCGCACCGACAGTGGCGCTGTCGAACGCAGTAAGCCGATCCCAGATACGCTCTACAACCGACATTCCCCATTCGTTCTCGGTCATCTTCTGCTGGAATGGCAGCGTCACCCCATCGAAGCGAATCAGGCGGCTATGGTGAATACGCCAGGCGGGGATGCCCGTTGCGGTGGTCACCACATCATAAAGCTCGGGCTTGCCGAGATTTGGCCCCATCTCTTTAATGCGGCGCGTCAGTACCGGGTTAATCATCCAGCGGTCGAGCGGGAGAATACCCTTAAACTTGCCTTCACCAATGGTTTCGAGCCGTAGCGGGGTCATGGGCGCCTGACCTTCTATCATGATGAAGCCCACCGCGCCGCCGTAGAGACGAGACCATTTCAGTACGTCGTTCAGCGCATCCCAGATTTGCAACTGATCCAGTTGCGCTTCGAGAGTGCCACGGTCTTTTGCGTCAATCTCAGAAGTGATGCGAATGCCTTTGCGGGTCATGTCGTCGGGGATAGCATCTACCGCTTCACCGATGAGCCAGGATGAGCGATAGGACCATTCCACCAGCATACGGTTGCGGCTGGTGAAGTTCGCCCGGTAGGTCGATGCGGAGTGCTGGTTAGGCGTCTGCATCCCCACGCGGGTGACAAAGTTCTCGTAGCCGTCGGCCGTGGCCTGCACCGTTCGTCGCGAGGCTTGTTTGTTTCGTGCCATCAGGCCTGTCTCCCCAACTGTTCCCAGATGTCCAGCGATGTGTCGGTTGGCGCGAAAGCCATAATGAAAGCGTCGGCGACGTTTGGTGACGGTATATCGCGTTTTGCGAGGTCTTTTTTACTTTCGACCATCACCCGTCCGTTACGGTCGAAATCGCGATGAGGCGTTGTCAGTTCCAGTTTCAGCTTTTCAAGCAACGGACAACGAGAATCTATGCTGATCAGCTCATCCACAAGATACTGTTCTCCGTTGTTAATAGCGTTAAACGTATTTCTGAAACGGTCAGCCACCAGCCACCACGCCTGCGCCTTAAGATTTGCGAAAAAGTCTTTGTTGGGGATGCCGTTGTATTCGTCATCTGGCTCATGCACACCTGCACCGGCGTTAAACCGCTGGTAATTCACACGTCGCGCGTATGCGTTCTCACGCTTCCGGTCATCGTTAATTTCCGAGAACTTTGCGCCCGCCGACGCGCCAACACCGATTGAGTCGTAAACGATATCTGCATCGCGCTCCATTGCAGCCTGGTAAGTGCGCTGGCAACTCTTCAGCAACTCGTCCTCTTTGGCCTTCCATTCATCGGCCCAGTAGATAACTGAGCCATAACGGTAGACGTTGGCGCACTTATCCGCGCCACTGTCGGCGACATCGAAACCGATGCGCTTACGTCCTTCAGGACCGAAATCCAGAACCTTATGCGCGTCAACAGCCGCTTCAATCCACGAAAGCTTAATAATTGCCGCATCATCATCAGACTCTGGTACGCCCTCATAAACATGCACAAACCCTTCCGGGTCACGACGCCTTGCCGCATCGATAACCTTCAGCATGGTATCTGAAAGGAATGGATTCTCGTCGTAGTTGATTTTGCGAATCAGCGTATCTTCTGGCGGATCGACCACAAAGTTACGCCACACGAAATCGGTGACCAGTCCAGGGTTAAAAATAAACCAACACTCTGAACCCTCTTTACGGATTGTCGGCTCCAGTATTTTCCATTGATATTCCGTCAGTGCATGGGCTTCTTCCAGCCACAACACATCGATCCCCTCCAGTGACTTAATTTCTTCGATGTTGCGCCATAACCCATAAAAAACAAATTCCGAGCCGGTAACCCGGTTAATGATTTTGTTGTTCAGAATGCGGAAACGATGCCGCAGGCCAAACCGGTCTATCTGAATTTTGAGAAGCGTGTAAACCGATTCTTCAATTTTGTTCTGGATCTGGCGAGCGCAGCAAAAACGCAGGCTGTATTTATTTGCCAAGAATATTGCAAATCCGGCTGCATCCCATGATTTTGACGATGACCGCCCGCCATAGAGCACTTTATTTCGCGCCTGCGTGGTCCAGAAGTTTCTCAGGGCCGGATTAAGCGTCGGTCTGGATATCGGCGTAGAAGTCATTCAGGTCACGTTCTCCGTTACCATCATCAATACCAGCATCACGTCGCAGCCTGTCAGCCTCGAGAGATACCTTATCAGTAGCCGCCAAACGATAATCAGTGTCGGCGTGTATTTTGCTAACGGTCGCCAGCGTTCCAACGATGGATTCAATGCGCACGGTGTTACGCATCATCGCCTTTTCGGCAGCGCTGATGTTATCCATCAGAATTTTGCGCTGCTGCTCTTCCTCCGCATCCTCCAGCAGGGTGAACCAGCGACCAATGTTCTCGGCGGCCATCAGGTTATTCGCCCGCAGCCGAAAGAGCTCATCTTCAAGCGTCAGCGCTCTGGCATCCTCAACAACTTCATCTTTCAGTAGAAGGCGCCGGGCGTAACCGCCATGTTTCAGTGCATACTGATTACCAGGCTGAAAAGGAGGATGATTAGTGACAACCTTTTTGCGTACCGCTTCGGGTTTCGTATCTGCGGGAGGTCCGGATTCTGGCCGCGAATGCTTTTGCACTGCGCCGGAGCTGGCAGGCCTCCTCGTGGTACGCACCGTGTTTTTTTGCGTACCATTTTTGCGTACCTGCGTAATATTTTTGCGTACCCACTCCAGCTTCTTTGCTTTCTTCCTTATCGCCCCTTCCGTTACGCCGTACAGCGCCCCTATGTCGCGAAGGCTCATAATTCCGGCCCGGTATGCCGTCTCGATGGCCTCCCAGTCCGGTTTTGCCATGTTGCTGTCCTATGGTTAAAGCCATTAAAAAAGCCACCCGAAGGTGGCATTTGTGATGGCAATAAAAACCGCCCGGAGGCGGCTTGTTATCAATTACTTAATAGCTGTTCGATATTAGATGGGATCGGGACACCAGGCTCTACTTTTAGTTTGTTTAGCCTTTCGACAATAGACAGTTTCTCCGCCCCACTCGCTGCTTGGTAGTAGGGTCTTACCCCTTCAATGATATCATTAGCTGTAACTGAAGAACCAACGCCAGCGCCTGGCTCGTTTTTATTCAAAGAGCTGTGAATAATTTGCTCAATAGCCTGATTCATAGTTATTACCCAAAATGAGTGGTTACATACCACAACTTGTATATATGTCCACCACAGGCCTTTATCAAGCCCACCCGTAGATAGGCTTTGTAATGGCTACTTCACTGTTTCGATGGTCGAGCCGTGAGAGTTCATCACGTAAACCTGGTCGCCAGGATAGATGAACTGGTAACGGCAGCCATCACCCGCGCCGGGGAAATTTTCACTCGGATATTCCTCAATAATGATGGCAATAGCATCAGTATCCAGCACATCAGTACGGTCACTAATAACCAGTTCTTCCTCCTGCAGCGCTTTGGTTCTACTTTTC